GTTTCCCAGTCACGATCATATGGCGCATTAATAAAGTCAATCGGTGCTATGATATATGGCGAGGGTTTAGCTGCTACTAATGCAGACGATAACGAAGCTACTAAAGAATCTTTTTTAAAATTAAATGGATTACTACACGATTCGCCAGACGATGTCTTAAAAGACCTTGCAATGGACTTAAAGCTATTTGGTGGGTGCTATGTTAATGTTATATGGTCAAGAGATAGAAAAAGCATTAGTAAAATATCACACATTGGCGCACAATATATTCGTAGTGGTAAAATGGTAGATGGCGAAATAGATACATATTACTATAGTTCTGATTGGTCTAAATTTAAAAAGTCCGAGCATAAGCCAAGACCATATAGAGCATTTAACACTAAAGATAGAACACAAGCAAGTCAAATCTTAATGATAAGGGATAAAAACCCTGCTTTATTTTATGGGTTTGCACCTGATTATGTAGCGTCTACTGACTATATACAACTAGATTTAGAGATAGCACAATTTCATTTAGCTAATATATCTAATGGTATGTTTCCAAGTATGGCTATTAATTTTAAAAACGGAGTCCCTAGCGATGACGAAAGACGTACTATAGAACGTCAAATTAATTCTAAATTTTCTGGTAGTGGTAATAGTGGACGTATATTACTAACATTTAATGATGGTGGCGATACAACACCTGAGATAGTGCCACTAGACACTAATAACGCTTCTGAAAGCTACCAGTTCTTGTCTAAGGAAGTAGTAAATAAAGTATTATCTGGTCATAGGGTAACAAGTCCATTATTATTTGGAATACGTGCAGAGGGTGGTGGATTAGGTTCTAATGCTGATGAATTGCGAGATGCTTTTAGTTTATTTAACAATACAGTTATAATACCATTCCAGAACATACTTTTAAAGGGTTTAGAGAAAGTATTTAAAGTTAATGATATACACCTTGATTTATACTTTAAAACGCTTAAACCTGCTGATTTTATAGACTTAGAAGTAACTGAAACACAAAGCGAAGAAGACCAAGAAAAAGAGGGTGTAAGTAAAGAAGATTTTAAAGACAGTAAAAAAAAATTCAAAGATTTACAAGACATAGACACTAAGCCAACAAAAGGAATGATAGAAGAAGCTAAAAAGGGTTTAGAGTGGCGCAAAGAATATGACAGAGGTGGTACAATGGTAGCTGTAGCAAGAGCAAGAAATATAGTTAATAATGACAATCTAAGTTTAGATACTATTAGTAGAATGAGTAGCTTTTTTTCAAGGCACGAAGTAGATAAAGAAGCAGAGGGTTTTTACCCTGGCTCTGACAAATTCCCAAGTGCAGGACGTATAGCTTGGGCATTATGGGGTGGAGATGCAGGACAATCTTGGTCAGCTAAAAAAGTAGAAGAAACAAAGAACGTTAAAGCTAATTTATCAGATGACGAATTACACCAAGTCTATGATGATTTAGAGGGCGAAATAATGGAAGATGATAAATGGGAAGTAGTAGACGAAAGAGATCAAGGCGCAGAAGAATCTTATGAAGATTGGGCTAAGAGATTAATTAAAGAAAATAAAAAAGAAGAATTTGCAGACGAGATAAAAAGCAATGAAGATAAATTTAGTTATTTAGATAAATCATTTTATAGAGTTCGTTTTAAATATGCAGTAGGTAGCAGAAAGCCAAGTAGTTCATCAAGAACGTTTTGTAAAAATATGATGCGTTTAGCTAAAGCAGGGTTTGTATATAGAATAGAGGACATAGATAAAGCAAGTGATGCAGGAGTTAATAAGCAATTAGGACATAAAGGGCGAAAATACGACCTTTTCAGGTTTAAAGGGGGGGTTTACTGTCGCCATATTTTTAAAGAAATATTATATAGACTTAAAAAAGGGACAGAATTAAAAGACGGACAAAGTTTAGACGATGATTATAACACAGTTAAATCAATACCTAAAAGTTATGTAAGAAAGCCTAAAGGCTTAAAAGATAGTAAAATAGCACCAGTTAATATGCCTAATGAGGGACATTACCCAGGCGTTAAATAAATTAAATTATGGCAATACAATATACATTTACAAGTTCAACGGGCATTACATCAAGTAGTGCATATCATAAAATTTACAAAATAGTTTATAATGTAAAAGAGTCTACAACTGCTACTGCATACGCTGAGGTTTACCACGATGCAAGTGCAAGAAATTCTAATAAAACACCAATAGACGTAATAGAATTTAATTTTAGTATGTCTGTAGGAGATAGAGATAATAACCCAGTAAAACAAGCATATACTGCTATTAAAACTAAAACAAAAGTTAAGGATAGTAGAGGAAAAACAAAGTCAATAGATTATACACACAGAGATGTTCAAGACGTTTAAAATATAAAATTATGGCAATACAACATACACTATACATATCAGCAACAAGGTTAAAAACAGATTCAGCTATTGGTGGCTCAGTAGATGACGATTTAATAATGCCTTATATATTATTGGCTCAAGATATGCATATACTACCGGCATTAGGTACTGAATTAGATGATGACCTAAAAGGGCATATACAAGCAGGATCATTAGCAGGAGATAATAAGACTTTAGTAGAAACTTATATACAACCTGCTTTAGTACAATTTGCATTTTCTGAATTAATACCTTATTTACGTTTAAGATTCAGTAATAATTCCGTTGTCGTTATGGGTGCTACAGAACAATCTAGTAGTGCTTCTTATGAAGATTTAAAGCCACTAATGGACACAGCTACAAATGCAGCAGAATTTTATTTAAAAAGATTAATTACTTATATTAGAAATAATACTGCTTTATACCCTAAATACAATACTAATACTGGCGCTGATTTAGACCCTAATACAAGTGCATACTTTTCAGGAATACAATTAGAGCCAACATTACCAAGAAGCAATAGATTAAAGAATTTTTTACAGGGAGCAAATATTACTATTTATGGGTGTTAAGCGTAGAGAATACCCTTCTAGTAAAGAGAATTTTAAGAAGTTAAAAACATATATTAAAAAACTAAATAATGGCAGGACAAAGATTAACCGACAAGACAGCGTTAGAACAGCAGACAGGTAGTGGTGACTTATTTATGGTAGTTGATGTAAACGACACTACTGGTAGTGCAGCAGGTACATCTAAAAAAATTGACTCTAAATACATTATACAAACAGATAAAATATCTGTAAGTAATGCAGAAGTTCAAGATTTACATAATAACGAAAAAATATTAGTTGGTGCTTTGAGTGGTTATATGATAACTCCAATTAGTGCTACTTGTTTAATTACTTATGCTGCAAGTACTGAAAGTTCTAATAAAAACATATATTTTGGTTTTGATGATTCTGTAGACACTCATTATTGGGACACTAGCTCACGATTTATGGGTGGTCAATCAACAGATGTTACTTATATATTTGGTGGACGTACTTCCGGATCAGGTACAAAAAGTACATCAATTTTAAATTCGCCTTTTGCTATATGGTCAAATGGAGCGTTTAATGGTGGGTGGTCTATGGACGTTTATATAACTTATGCTTATACTAAAGTGTTATGATGGAAAAATTAGAATACTTAAATTGTTTTATATTCGGCAACCTTTTAACAATAGGTATGATACCTATGCAAACATTGACAGAAACAGTTGTATTAGGGCTTGTAGGGGGTTTTGTCGCTATGCTTAGTAAAGACATATACCAATGGGTTAAAAACCTCTTAAAACGCTTAAAATGAAGTTTAAATATTTTACTTATAAAGAATTTGATTGTAAAGGTGGACAAGGTAAAGGGGAAAATATGAATGATGATTTTATATGTTTACTTGATGAAGCACGAGAAATTGCAGGAATACCATTTAAAATAACATCTGGTTATAGAACACCTGAGTATAATAAACAGCTAATAGATTATGGCTTTCAAGCATCTATAACTTCATCTCATCTACAAGGATTAGCAGCAGATATAGAAGTAAAAAATTCAGAAAATAGATTTAGAATAATTGGTGCATTAGTATCTGTAGGTATATATAGAATTGGAATAGGAAAAGATTTTATTCATTGTGATATTGACGAAAACAAAAAACCCAATTTAATTTGGACTTATTATTAATTAAATAAAAAATTATGTTAGAATTTATAGGACAAAACTGGTTAGAATTATTAGTAGGCTTTATGGCTTTTTTAAAGATAGTAACTAACCTAACACCGACAGATGAAGATAATAAAGT